CGTATACTGGTACACGTTGCTTGTGTGCTGGCTAATGGATTGCGTGATAGACTTCACCATTGCAGCATGTAACTCTTCTACGTCCCTCATTGCACACCTCCCTCAAATTGACCCATTCCCACGTCCATCATCTCGCTGCCAACGCTCTGCTCACCGCCACCTGCGGATATAGCCTGCACCTGTGCCTGTTGCTGGGCTCGCTGGTACATCTGCTTGTGGGCCTGGTAGTGCTGAGCGATAAACGATACGGCGACTTCGTCAAGCTGCTCGAAGGCAGGGTTTGCCACGAAGGCGTCGATGTCAGCCATGTGCTGGAGATGATCATCGGAGTTGAGCGGCGGCACCATCTGGTGCAGGCGCATGGCCGTGATCTCCTGCTTCTGGTCCATCGGCGGATGCGACTCCGGCCCCATTCCAGGAAGGTCCGGGAGGATTCGTTCAACCGACGTGCCATCGCTGTGGGCATCCAGGAAGTCGCGCAGTAACTCGCGGAACTTGACAGGATCGCTCTGGTACAGTGGATTGGTGCTGGCAACTTGGTAGCGGATCTGCGACAGGGTTCTCTGAACCTCGGGATTCGTGTTCACCGTATTGCCCCGGAAGCGGAACTGGAATCGCCCGCGCATGAGGCGGCGCGACATCAGTTCGGGGCGCTTCTTACGGTCCCCGCCCGTAGCCCAGAAGTATTTCTCGTCCGGCATGAACACAGAGTACAGGCCGAACAACTGCTGCATAAGTTCCTGGAACCCTTCTTTCTGGGCCAGGGAGACAATAATGTCCACCTTCAAGTTGCCCTCGCTGATCAGCGCCAGCGTGCCTCGCGCAGTGCGCGGTGCATTGGGGGTGTTGGTGGATCCGCCCGTTAGAGGCGACACGCCGACACGGTCGGCCATGCTGAGAGCCACATCCATGATCGCCATATCCCGCAGCGGATCAACACCCCAGGATGGGAATACGATGCCGGATGGGTCTGGCGATGGGATCATGTCGCCGGGATGCAGATGCGTGACGGCATCCGGATCCTGTGGCAAAGACATGGGCCGATAGAAACCAATAGGATTGTTGACCAGCGTCATGCGATCGTTGATCTGGTTGATCGTGATGTTCGCCTGGATGTTGATAGGGGCCAGGTGGAACGCCAGGCCGGGGACATAGTACCTGTCCGTGGGAGCCTGGTAATGGATGCTGGAGAAGGGGCGACGTCCGTGCGGATGCAAGGTGTCCAAGTACGTAATGTGCAGGATCTTCTGTAGGTCCGGCGACACCTGGATAACGTACTCCTCGGGCATACCATCCTGGTCAATGTCCATCGTTCGGTAGACCTCATACATGGCGATTTCCACGCTCTCGGTGGCGGACTTAGAATCGCGCGTTCCTTCGACGTCATCCTTGTGCCGTGCCATCCGCTCGTTCTCGATTACCGGCTTCTTATCCTCGGTGCCAGTAGCAACGGCCTCCAGATGAACAAGATCCTCCGGCGAAACTGACCAAGCATCAAATCTGGCAGGATGTGCCTCATGCTTGATCTTATCTATCGACATATAGTGGATGTGCGTTATGCGCCGGGCAGACTGAAGATCGCGAGTACGGTGTGGCACAACGAGATTTTCTGCCTCAACGACATCAACATGAGGGTTGTCTTCAACCAGGATAGGTCTATAGACGAGTAATTCAACTTCGTCGATAAACTGGGATTTGTCTGTGAAAACAACTCTGACGTTCTCAATGATTCGTCTGTCTTCGATGAGGGTGACATGGATTCCATCTTCTGCTTCCTCCACTGGCATCCAGCCCTGCGGGCCGAAAAGCTCGTCCAGGACATCGACGCCTGTCTTCTCTTGCATCTCCTGCTGCACCACGACGCCGGTGGACATAGAGTCACCACGACGCATGTGGGTCTTGACGCGGTGAATCTCGCACGTGCGGCGCCACTTAGTAACCCAGCCGGTCTTGACCTGGGACACGCCGTCCAGCAGCATGTTGCGGAACCAGCCGTGTGTGGTCAGGTAGAAGCGCGGGATATCGTAGTCGATGGCCCAGTTGATGAAGTGCTCCTGGAGCCGGGTATCCTCTGGGTCGAAGTCTTCTGGCACGCGATCGACAACGACATGCGGCCACACGTTCCAAAATGCATTCGTCATTTTCGGAACTAATCGTTCTAGATTCTCGTGTAGAACTGGAAGATGAATATCAGTAGCGCCTTCAAAATGGATGTCTGGGCGGGTTACGTTTCCGTAGTAGAGGGCTCTGGCTTCCAGTCTCTGCGACTCCCAATCCGAGCGGTTGGCGAGATCTGAGCGCACTTGCTGGCAGAGCTTGATTCCCTCTTCCTTGCGCCATTGCTCTGTCGTCTCAAGGATTGCCATACTAGCCTCAGTTCGTTCCGACGTAGTGGATAGTGCAGGTAGCCGTTGTGCTCTCGTTCACGACGATGACCGTGACGGCGGAGCAAGAGAAGGCGGCAAAGACCGAGTTGCTGCCAACCAAGGGCGTGCCCGTGGCCTGGCTGTTCAACTTGACCTTGCAGGCTGCATCCGCCTGAATAAGCAGATTGCGGAAGGCTGCGATGTTGCCCTTGTTCAGCGTCTGCGACGTGTTGGTGGCGATGGTGATCGCCTCGCCGACGTGCGAGGTGTAGGTATCGGCAGCGGGGGCGAAAATTTGGTCATAGAGCGTGGCCCCAGAGTTCTTCTGGAGCTTCACCCTGGCGCTAGGGGTGACTTGAATTATGTCCGCCATTTGATCTTCTTCTTTCCGGCTGCGATCTTGGTGGTTGTCCAACTCTTCTGCCGCAAGGGCTTGAGTTCAAGGGGAGTGCCGCCTATATCATCATCTCTATCTGCATGAGTTTTATGGAATGCTTTACTCTTCAACATAGAGTATGTAAGTCTCATTTGATAAATATAACGAATACAGTCTAGGAAATCATCATTCGATTTAACTACTTCTTGTTTTTCGCCTTTTGTTCCTTGCATTCTGGAACTTCCCCATCGTTCCCATACATAATTCAGAAAATTCTGCTTTACCTCCGGACAGGTGTTGAAAACCACCAATCCAGGTTTATGCCAATCGGTTCGTATTCTAAGAGCTTCGCGGATGGAATTAATGCCGGCATCCTTGTTTCGCTTGTAGGCATCCACGCAGTATAAGCCGCGCTCCGCGAATTGCTCCGCCACGGACTCCCCAGATGTGCGCTCGGTCTCGTTGGCAGAGGTATCAATGATGCGGAGGGCAATATCCTCGGCTTTTTCTGTTGGGATCCACCTGCGGCCATTAAATTCGTATCCCTCCAGCGTATAGATGCGGTTGCACACATCATCTACAGTTCTAAGACGCCGGTCGAATATTGAGCGGTATATGTAGATGATGTTGTCCGGAGAGATGGCCGCCCACAGAACCGCCACAGGCTTTCTGGGATGTGGGTCGATTACGACCACTCTGGGCCAGTATGACGGGATCTTGAAGGCTGGCACGTAAAATGGCGGCGATGGGCGCCAGTCCGGAAAAACAAGCCCGGCGAGATGGAGCGGAATCCCGAATTCGCGGGCTTGGCGCTCATCTTCAGGCAAGTCGTCCAGGAAGGACTGGATGGCACGTCGTGAGAGGGTGCCACCATTGTCGATGCAGTTATCCCAGATGCTGTAGTAGAAAACGCAGATACGGCCGTTGGCATCATTAGCTTTGTCCACCAGCGTCTGGTTGATCCAGGGCTCGGCCAGGGGCGTCATTGTCAGCCAGCAGGTCCCATTGAAGTCGATGAGACCGCGTCGAATGCCGTTGAACTTCCTTTGCGGCGGGGGCTCGTCAAACCACGCCCAATGGCCGTTAGGGCCTTCAAAGGCCCGGTCGTCCTGGTCGTAGCTAAGGATGTGTATGACAGAGCCATTTGCGAAGTCATACCTAACTGGAACACCACGCTGATTGCGCTGCACACTCTTAATAGCCCCAGCAGGCGCCCACTCAGTAATCTTGGGATGAATCGTCTGGACAACGTTAACCTCGAAATTCTCACAGATGATTCTTCCTACGTTAGGTACTGGAATAGGGTCGCCATCAGAAAGGCGAACCAGATGGTGAGGGTCATCAGAAGGCAGCCACGAGCGAACTCCAAGTGCATGCGAGATCGCTTCCACCGCGCCACTAGTTGTTTTTCCTGAGCGGTTTCCTCCCATGACGACTCGAATTTCGGCGGTATCGGCGGCATGAAAATCCCGCTGCTGTCCGATAGGCTTGTAGAATCGTACACGGTTGGAATTAACGGCGTCTTTGAGCGACCGGACCTTATAGAAGAGGTCTTTGAGTCGTTCATAATCCACCTTCGATAAGTCTTTTGTCTCCACG